CGCGAAGCTGTCTGCGCTGCCCGGATTGTCGCCGCTATAAACAATGACCTCGCCGCTGGTCATCACGAAGGCAATCAAGTCATCAATGCCCTCGCCGCCGTCTTGCGTGAGCGTCGTCACCATTAAAAGGTCGCCGCCAAAGTTGCCGACGCGGTTCAGCGGGAACACGGTGAAGTTGCCTTCGAGCGTGTTGACCGTAGCGCTGTAATAAAACTTCTGATCCGTACCTCGCCAGTAATAGACGCGGTTCTTGAACACATGCACGCCATCAAGCGTGGTCACACTGCTGCTGTCAGACAGTGTAATTGACAAGTTGCTGGCACTGCTGCCGTCAAACTTGAACGGCGTATCTGCGCCGGTCACAAAGATCGTGTTGCCGTCGAACTCTGCGGTTTGCGCGATGGCAGAACTGAGGCCGGTTTTTAGGCTGCTCGGACTGCTGCCTGCGCTTGTCGCATCGTAGAGCGTGCCGTTGCTGCCGATGGCGAGCAGCTTGCGCGTATCGCCTGCGTGATGCTCGACCAGCGTTTTAACATCGCCGGACCCAACGCCAGTTGCGTGGCTGGCATAGCCTTCGCGCAGCGTGATCTTGCCGGTCGTAGGAAACCAGTTGTCGAGCAGGATCGCGTCTTCAGGCGCCATCGCGTCAATACTGTCGCGCGTGTTTAGACCACCCACAGGCGGCGGCACGCTCACGTTCGTCGTCTGCGGGCGTTGTGATTGTGGTAGCGGCTGAAGCATTTAAGTGCCGTAGTTTGCTTCTGGCACGTTGTAGGAATACGGCCCAACGCCCGACTTGTATCGGTTATCGAAGGCCAGCTTTGGCGCACCACCATCAGCGCCAAGCGCACGCGCGACGTTGATCTGGTAGTCGCGGAAGTCCTCTGCGTAGTCGAGGCCGTGCAGTTGCTTGAAGCGCCAGGTCACGCCCATCTCAAGCAGCAGCTCATCAAGAATGCCGGTGTCAGCGTCAGCAGCCCACGCCGTCTGCGCACTGCCGCCACTTGATTGGCACCACGCGTTGCTGACGTAATCATAAGCAATCGTCTCAGTGCTGGTTGGCGTTGGGTCGATGAAAAACTTTTTGGCGTTGCTGTCGGCCTTCACGCGCCAGCGTTGCTGCGTGCCTGCGGTGACAATGCCGCTTTTTACGAACTGCCACTGCTGGGCGTTCAGCGGGCCGCGCATGGCCTCTTGATCGGCGCGGTTGTACTGCGTGTCGTTGCGAAAGCGGTCGAAGTCACTTGGCAGTGCATAGCTGGCCGTACCGCTGCCCGTGCTGAACGTGTGTTCTTTTTCGAGTATTGCCCACGGGCCGCGCTTGACCAGCGTCTTGCCTTCGCGCTGGGCGCAGACAAGAAGCTGGCGGGCCGTTGCATCGACGTTGCCGACCACAGAGGTCGGGCGCTCGAAGCCTACATAGTCAGCCGTGTTCTGGCAGATCGTCAGCAGAGTCATTGTCGATAACCTTTCGCGGTCGTCCGCGCTTCTTTGCCGGTTCGTCAGCAACAGGTGCATCGGATCGACCGTTAGCTTCTAAATAGAGAGTGGCGATTTTCTTAAACTCGCCAAAAATTGGGCCCATGTTTTGCGCCGCTAAATCGGAAATGTCCGCAAGCTCCTCGACCGTCTCAATGTTGGCGACGGTGAGTTCGCGGACGCGCGCTTCGTCAAGGCCAGGTAACTTTGCCAGCGGTGTGCCGGTCTTCGTCTCAGCTTTGCCTTCGCGGTAGGCTGCCCATGCAGTCGGGAACCGCTCAAGGTCAGACGCGCGAACCGGGCCAACAAAAGTGTCCCGGTTGCCTGTGACTGAGATGGAAACAAAGTCTTTTTCAACGCCGTTTAAGCTGGACCTGTAAAAGGTTGCCTTCACGTTTGCCTCTGGCATAACGCATTTCTCCTTTGGATATGTGGGATGAAAAGGGGCCGCCAAAGCGACCCCTTTTTTTTACTTACATCGGGAAGGTGCAGATAATTTCTTTATCTGAAATATCCCCGGCGATTGCACAGACGTTGTCTGTGGCAGCCGCCGACACATCG